TAAAACCAATTTATTTCTTGAAATAAACTATTATGACTTGCAAAAACTGTTTCGTCTTGATCGTAGTTTATGCCTAAGTTATCGCCGCCTGTTGTAAATACAAAATCTTCAACTAAGCTTGGCATAGATACAACCGTACCATCGAATGCAAAGAATCCTCCAGAATCACCCATCCAAAAAACAATACCTTGTGCAAAGACTATTGCATGTTGACCTAAGCAACCACAATTAGATCCAACTTTTCTTATACTGAAAGTAAATGGAGGACCTACAAATTGCATAGAGTAAGCAGCATCATCTGTAAGAATAAGAATGTAATCTTTTGCTCTAACCGCTCCTACAATTTTAGTACCTGCATCTAATCTAAATGTACCCGCTGTATTTGTTGATGTTGGTGCATAGATATCGAAGTCTTCTTGATCTGAAAATCTAATTAACATTTTATCCTGAACTGCACCCCCAATAGTCGTTGTAGTACCAAGATGAACAAGATGACGATCTCTGTCTGATACTATAGTCATTACAGATCTTTGAGGCATTGAAGCATTGATTACTGCTCTTGTAGTTAGCCCTGAATCTGGATCCCAAGTAAATGTAGGACCATTGTGCATTGTTGCTACTAATATTTGACCAAAATTATCTAATGACCAATTTGCTGGATCTAATCTTATTGATGTTTGGACTGAAGATGCTTCTCCCCAACCAACATAAGTAGCTGCATCGTAAACAATTGCATTATCTGAATGTGCAGCTGCAGCCGTACCTTCGGCTCCTCTGCCGCAAGTTAAGAATTGAGTTCCGCTTAAACTAGCATAAGTAATTAATTCTGAATCTATTAAAATAGTTCCTGTGGCAGGAAATCCTGTAGTTGAATCTACTGTAATAGTTGTAACAGAATTATTGATTGCCCCATTCAATTGATTTTGAGTAACTGTTGAACTAAATCCACCCCAGTTAAATGTACCATAACCATATCCATATGTTTGTCCAAATGGACCAAAATCATAGTAAGGTGTACAAGAGGCAGCACCATTATTAGTAGCTGTTCCACTTGATGCGGTTGGTAATGTAACTGTAAAAGTGCTTGATGAAGGTGTTGTTATAACCTCAAATAAATTTGTAAAGTTTCCTGCGGTTGTTCCTGTTGGTGGTGTTACTGCAGTAAATTTAACAATTCTTCCAACAGATAAACCATGTCCTGCTTTGTTAACAGTTAACGATGTAGATCCGTTTAATGTATTAAATGTACAACTTGTTAAAACAGCATCAACAGGTGTAATATCATAAAATGCACCTTCAAAATAAATAACTAATACTTTGTTAGTTCCAATAGCTGAATAACGATTACCTTTAAGATCTGCCCATATCCATTGATTTCGTGCAGCACCGACTAGTGTGCTTGATAATAACTGCTCCCATCCCCCTATTTTTTGAGGGTTTCCATAACGAAAACGTACATTATCCCCATCTATCCAACGTCCTTCTGCTTGGGATGCTGTATCTTGTTTATCAAAGCCTGGAGCTACGGGTATTTTTTTTAAAGGCATTAATCATTATACCTTATATTAGACCAAGTTGAAATACGGAGTTGTTTATTCTCTATAATCTGAAACATTACTATTAAAAGATATTATCGTTTTTCTTTCTTCAGTGATATTTGCAGGGGAACGATGATATAGATAGGCTGGAAACGTAAGTAAATCACCTTCATTTAAATCTAATTTATTATGATTTAAAATTTCAGTTCCTAAAGATTTTGATGGAAGTTCTACAAAATAAACGTTTGTAAAATTAGCCTCCGGATGCGTATGCCAAGCATGTGTATCCAACTTATTATATTGTTGAAACCATATATTTGATATTTTTAAAATCTTAGAATTTAGTTTAATAGAAATATGATCTAAATAAGGTTGTAGTATTGTAATAAAATAATCTAAATATTCTCTTTTAAAATTATTTGGTAAATTCCAATCGGTGTGATGTATTTTGTCTCTATCTTTTTGAATAGGATTGTTTGGAATTTTATCTATTAAGGATAATATATTTTTATTTATTTCTTTAAAATTATTTATTTTAGTTAATATAATCATTTGTATTTAATTAAAATTAAATACGTATTGTATTATCATTATTTATTAACTGCTTAGGCACAGCCTGTATATTAAAATGTATGAATCTAAATGGTTCTATTCCCTGATCAACTGAAAATTCATGACTTAAATATGAATTAAAAAAAACAAGTGTTCCTGGTTTTGGTGAGCAAATTATTTTTTCAGAAGCTTCGGTTATTTTTTTTAAATTTTTTTCTGGTAATTGAATCATCATTTTACCTGGTCTTGGATCATGAAAAATAGGATAAGATGTTTTAGGCGAACATTTTAAAAAATAAAAACCTGAAACATGGCAATTTGAGTGTGTATGTGTATTATGATTTCCTCCACCATCTTTTGAAAATTCTTGTACCCATAAATCTTTAATAACTAATAAATAATCTTGTAAACCATATCCTTGATCATCTAAAAATTTATAAGATTTTTTAGAAATAAATTTTATAAAATCTAAAAAATTAACATCATTTGTTAAAGAAGTTGAGTTATGAGAAAATCCAAAATCTTTATTATTTATGAAATTTTTTTTATTATTTTCTATTGCTTCAGTTATATATTTATCTGAAAAATTATTTAAAGAAGTTAGCCAATAAATGTCTTCTTCAACGTCAATACAACTAGAAAAAAATAAAGATTTCATTTACCTTCTATTTTATTATGTATAGTAGTTAATTTTTGATTAATTTCATCTTTGAAATTAAAATCCATGCAAATCTTTACAAGTGTATTTGTAAAATGTTTTAAAAATTCTTCGGATAAATGTAATTTTCCTTTTTTATTTAATATTTGTATTTCTTCTTTAGAAAACTCTATATCACAAGATCCATTTTCGTATTGTTTAAATATCATTTTTATTTATCCATTTTATTTCAGATGTGTCTTCCCAAGAACGAATTTCATTACAATTAAATGAAAGTGTTATTCTTTCAATATTATTTTTAATTTTTGAAACATCATGTAATAATAATGAATCAAACAAAACAAATTTTCCAATTTCTTCTGTAATTAATAAATCATATTCTTTAAAATAAGTCCCTGGCCCCTCATTTGATAAATATAATAATCCAGAAAAAGCTGAAGTCCCCGAATGATTATGTTCCAATACTTCATCTTCAATTTTAAGAATGTTTCCCCAAGCGTCATTAATCCTAAAGTGGTTTTTATAAATAATATTTATTTCTTTTTTTATTAGATTTAAAAAATTTATAAAATTAATATTATTTACTAAAGATTTAAAACCAGTAAAATGTCCTTTCACGTTTGTTTGACAATTTACACTTTCATTTTTTGAATTTTTTATATCATGTATTAAATTATCAATGATTATTTGATTAGTTATTTTTCCTATTAAAATAAAAGTTTCTTTTTTGATTTCTTTTACTTTTAAATCAAAATTCATTTTGGTGTACCATATAGCAATCTTTTATCCTTAAGCCATTCTGTATTAACACCATTTTTATCAACGTAATGTAAAAAAGTTTGAGCATGCCAATCTCCTTTAAATTCTTCTCTCCAGTGTTCGACTTCACATCCTAAGTAAATTGCAGCATCCCCTGGTTCCATGTTTATTTCAGTACCGTCCATAAATATAGGCCATTTAGTTCCATCAGATGCAATCATTACTGTAACACTTATTTCACAAGCTGGTCTGTCTTTGTGTTTTTTTAAATCTGCATTTAAAGTATACATTCTCCAAAATGCATATGTACATAATAATTCTAAACCTGTTTCTTTTTGCATTAATTCTAATTTATTAATCATCAAAGACTCCATTAATGGGTCTCCATAAAAAAAAGTATCTCCATTGTCATTTTGTCTAAAATCAAATGAATCAAAATTAACCCTGTGTTTCATTCTACAGTAATCTGTTAGTAATCTAATTTCTTCTTTTGTTAAAAAATTTTTTATTACTTTATATTTAAAGTTTTTTATAGAGCCCATGCTACGACTGAATACCTTGTCCCTTTCGTTACTGGTTTAACTGTATGTGGATATAAAAAATTACTTGGCCAAACGATCATTCTATTTGGTTTAACCTCTACTTCCCATTCACCACTTTCATCTGGGTTTCTAAAACAAAGGTTTCCTCCCTCATAATCATTATTAAGAAGTAATATACAACTCATAGTTCTTGGAATGCTTGCAAAATGATCTACATGCCAAGTGTAAAAACCAGTATTTTCATATTTTAAAATTTCTATGTCAAAAATACTTCTATAGGCATAATCTAAAATATTTAAATCTTTTTGATATTGTTTTAATTTTTCATTAAAAATATTTTGTAGTAAATTAAACCAATGTACAATTGAAAGTGATTTATGTAAATTTGATAAAACTAGACCATGTGTTCTTCTTATATTAAAATCAACTCTTGCTTCTTCTTTTGTTCCTCCAATTTGTGTTTGTTCAAATTGTGAACTGTTTGCAAAACGAATTAAATTAGATACAGCATTCCAAGGAAGAACTTCATCATATATTTTTATAAAATTTTTTATTTCCATAATTTTTTTTTCCAAAATTTATCTTTATACTTATTTAATAATCTTAATTCATAGAATAACCTACTATTTTTTATTTCTTTTTGTTTTCTTGCTTTCAATGTCATTTTCCAATTATCTCTTTTAAAAGGTATTATTTGAACGTAAGGAGTTCCTTTTTTAATAGTTGTTTCAAGTACAGGATATTTATCCCCATTTAAAACTATTGGAAAATTTATTTCATTTGGAAAAGTGTCTGTATCTACAATTCCTGATATTATTGAAAATCTATCATCGGAATTATTTAATGGCGATACAAATAGACAAGAATATCCTTTTGGTGTTTTAATCTTCCATGGGTTTAATATTTTATAAAAAGGTAAATTTTTATTTTTTTCTATAAAAGGTGAGCCTTCTAATTGACTCATATTATGAATATCTATGGAAGAATTTAAATTAATATTTTTAGAAATTAATAATTGACTAAAACTATGCAGTCCAAATGTTTGAAAAGAATCTTTAAATTTTCTACCATCTTCATCTATATTATCTACATTATGTTTTATATAAAAATCTTGTGTCATCTTTAATAAATATCCAGAAGTTAAAGTATCTAAAAAAGGCATACACCCTTTTATCGTTTGCCTATT